AGGATCGATCTCATTCGTATGAATAGTAATGTTAACAGGTCCACGGGCATTCGAGTTCGTCGATGCGGGCATGCCTGCCGCAAATCCCACAGGGGGCATGAAGCCGCTGCTTCCGCTCGCACCAGTCATAGTAGCCAAAGCTAGCTGATTGGAAGCGTTCTGAACTGCACTTAGTTGTGACAACATACCCTGTGCAAGAGCACTTGCGACTGACTGACCACTGAAGAACGTGTAACCCTTGCCAGACAAAGGACCTTGCTTAGCCGGGCTGTGCTGCATGAAGCTGCCGATCATTCCTGCGACACCGGACATCGCAGCGCTCAGCACACCCATCTTAGACTTGATACCGTCGACGACTGCTGTCACGATGTTGGAACCAAAAGACTTAGCAGCTTCCTTCGTTCCGTCACCCGTGAACCACTTCTTGATCGCCTCACCAAGTTCGGCAAGCTTCGTAGGGATGAACGACAAGATGTCGTACAAGATGCCGAACCAGGTCTTGACCTTCTTGATGAACTCGATCAAAGCCATGAAGGCTCCGACTGCTGCGAGTACTGCAATCACCAGTGAGCCACCGACCACGATGATGAAGACACCAACGATAACAGCTACGATGATAAGCAGCCACTTGAGGACCTGACCAAGAGCCTCCACCAGAGGCATGATCTCATCCTTGTTCTCGATCCACCAGTCCTTCAAAACTCGTAGCGTTGGAATGAGCCGCTCGTCGATAAACTTTTGCAGCTCACCGAAAGCCCAAATCGCAATGTCCTTGATGATGCGGAAGGCCTCTACGACCTTGGGCATCAGGATGTCCCAAACCTCACGGCGGAACCGATCGATTACGGGTAGCACCTCTTCTTCGATAACCCTGCGAAGCCTCTGGAAGGGCGGAATAACCTTCTCTTCCCAGGCCTGCTTAATCTCGTCTACGATCGGAATGACCTTGTCGCGGAACTCGATAAGATCATCCTTGAGACCACGAATGAACGTTCGTAGTGGCTCGCTACGCTTCCAGGTATCTACGAACAGCGCTACCAGACCAGCAACGGCTGCCACTACTAGAGCAATGACACCGATGATGATGAGCATCTCACTTGACACAAGAGCGAACGCTCCTGCGACCAAGACTACGATAGCGATAAGGCCGAGTAGTACACCAACCAAGAACGTTACACCGATAGCGATCAGTGCTACGTTGGTGATCATCTTCTTGGTCTCGGGACTGAGCTTGTTGTACTTGTCTAGGATCTGCGACAGCGCATCAACAACCTTGAGGATTGCCGGCGCTGCAGCCTCTCCCAAGGTGATCTTGAGGGTCTGCCAACGGTTGTCTAGGAGCTGAGTCTTCGAAGCGGCTGTGTCAGCCATCTCCGAGTACTTCTCATCCATAACACCTGTAGCGTTGCCCATCTCCTTCATCATGCTCTTGAAGTCCTCGAGCTCTCCAGGACGAAGAAGAACCTGCTCGATAAACCTGCGTGCCTGAATCGTACCACCTGCACCCTTGAAGATGTCGAGAATCGCTCCGACACGCTCCTTAGTGGGCAGCTTCATCAACTTAGTACGGAGCTGATCAAGAACGTCGACTAGTGGAAGAAGGTTGCCCTTGACGTCGCGCATCTTGATGCCGAGCTTCTCAAGGTTCTTTACCGCCTTGGGGTGCGAGAAGGCATCCAGGGCACGAGCTGCTGACGTAGAAGCCATTGCAGCACTCTGACCGTTACGGGTCATGTATGCCAACATTGCTGCTACCGTCTCGAAGCTCTGACCAGCTCGAGTAGCCGAAGGAACAACGCGACCAAAGATCTTCGCGAACTCTTCGTAGGTACCAACACCCTTTCGAACCAACTCGAACTGGATGTCCAGAACGTCGTTGACCTTTTCGAATGGAATGTTGTAGGCGTTCATGATGGCAAGCGTACCACGAGCTGCTGTCTGAATATCTGTTTGACCTGCAACGGCTGCCTTGGAGAAGCCCTTCAGCAGGATCTCAGACTGCTTCAGGTTAGCACTCGTCGAAGAGAAGATGTCGAACAGTGCTGGCTGAATGTCTTCGAACGCTACAGGAATCTCATTAGCGATTCGCAAACCGATATCGTGAATGTCCTTCATTGATGCTTCGAAGCCATCGACCTGCGTCCTAGTCAAAGCGACCTGTCGCTGGTACTCCTGCCATCCCTGGAAGGCGTTGTAGAAGAACCCTGCACCTACAGCTGCCACGCCGATCATACCTACAGCAAAAGTACCCAAGCCCATTGCGGCTGAGTTCAATGCACTGTGGAAGCTCCGTAGATCACGATCGGCCCTCTCAAGTTCAGAGGATTCTCTATCCAGCTGTCGCACATGTGCAACCATCGCTGCGGTCTGCTTATCATACGCTCGCTGGTTGATAGAGAGCTCACGGGCTTCTTCTCGCAGCTGATCTGATACCGATTGCAGTGATCTGAGATGTGCTCCAGTTGTGCCTGTCGCCCTGGCCTGTTTGATAGCTCGATCATTCTGAGCTGCCATCAACTGCTTCTCAGCGATAGCCTGTGCGATGAGTGCTGACTCCTGACGACGTGAGTGAACCTCACCCTGCATCGCGGTGGCCTGCGCTCGCATTGCTGCTGCGCGAATGGCGTTTTGAGACTTAGCGACCTGTGCGCCAAAGCCGCGCAGCACTCGGGAGGCCTCATCCCGAGCCTTAAGCAGGAGGAACACCTCCCGAGTACTGGCTGCCACCTCTACCTCCGTGGGGTTGCTGCGTTAGCTTGTGCTCTCTTATGCTCGAGCGCCTCGCGTTCCTTCACCGCACTATCGTAAGCTGATAAAACAAAGACAAAGAACGAATCCTGATCTAGTAATCCACCTGCTCTTGGTAACACCTGATAAGCCTTACACAAGTGCGCCATGTGTAGAAGGACTGCTGCATCTTCGTCTTCGACGAATTCAGGTTCTCGGTCGGTGCCTATGTTCTTCTTTAGCGGACGATCAAGTACGATGTGAAGGCGAATGCGCTCTATTAGTTTCCCGCGTCTTCATCTGCCTCGAAGTTGTTGACCTGGTCAATGTAGGTCGAAATCTCTTCGGCGACGTTACCTGCGAGAGACTGAACGTGTGCGACGTTCCGGAAGTCCAGAGGCGAACCGTCAGCCGCCTGGAGGTTGTGACTCACGATGCAGTTCGCGAAGTCAAAGAAGTCTGTCTTCTCGTTGAAGGCGTCGATCACCGTGTCGACATCCTTCTTGCCCTTGGAAGCCTTGACCGTCATCTTCGAGTTGATCGAACGGCGCGTCTGCTTCTCACCGAAGGTCAGTCGTCGAATGTTGACGTAGCCAGCCTCACCATTGGGACCTTCGACCTTAGGATCGGCCGGAAGAGTCTTCAGCAAGAAGTGCTGGGGCACATCAGTTGCAACTGCGATAGGCATTTTGTTCTCCCTCAGAACGATGTCTAGATCTAACAACATTCGGATTAGTCTTAGCATGAACGCCATGACCACGAATGCATTTAAATACTTCAATGTGGGCCTCTTCCTGCCGAAAGAATTCCACAGGGGCTGAATGTAATTGAACTTATTAGATAGACGAGAGATAGACAAGACGAAAATTCACTCTATGTAGAGCTACGTAGAAAGCTTGTCAAGCTGTCTATTATAGCTGCTATCTTGTCTATTCTCTCGTCTAAGGTTATTCAGAGCTTATAGCTTAAGTGTTTAGACGGGCAGGTTCTCTTGCGTCTTGACAACGAGCTGGTACGCTGCAGGAGAGCCCAGCATCGAGCGGTAGGAAATCTGAGCCCTGTTCAAGTCTCCCTGACCACTCAGACCAACCTCGTACGACTCCTTCACCGTAACCGGCGAGAGAAGCGTAACCTGGTTGTTGGCACCCTTGCTCGCAGTCATCGTGATGCTCTCAGAGGTGACAGACTTAAAGAGATCGTAGTCAGCCCTGGTGATGAAGTCACGAGAGTACGTTGCCGTAACATCGCGCTCACCGAACTTGACGAAGTCAGCACCTCGCCCAGTGTTCTTCAGACGGAACTGTGCCTCGCCATTGTCCTCGACAGTCCACTCAAAGGTGTCCGTGTCAGTAACAGCCGTGCCTGTGGGGATCTCGATCGAGTACGTGCCGGCGCCGAACGGTGCGGTCGTAGCCCACGACGAAGTCGGTGCTGCCTGACTAGCCTCACTCCGCGCAATCACGTGGACTGAGAAGGTAAGCATGCCATCCTGGATGCTGAACTTGATCGAAGAGATCACGCAGCCAGTGTAACCGAAGATCTGATCCGAACGCTTAACCGTGATAGACACCGTACGCGTAGGAACAGCCTGAGCCGTGGGCACGTAAGTGTAAACGTAGTTCGGAGCCGAACCCGTCTTCGTACAAGTCATACGACCTGCCGCAAGGAACCACGGGATGCAGTCCTCGAGGGCCTCCATCTCGATGTCGCCCTCAGCGAGCTCGTTACCAGCAACGGCTCCGATGACATCTGCCGACTCACGAATCGGACGGCGGAATACCGTCTGCTCGGTCATCGTCAGTGACTCATTGAGGATGGGAACGTACTTCGACGGAGCACGGTAAGTACCCGAGTCGTAAGCAGTGTTCGCGGTCGGGAAGGCACCCGCAGGTACAGCAGTGGTGTCAGTGTAGATAACCGTCGGAGCAGTCACCTGAGCCAAGAACAGC